CTACGACTTGGAGAAAGACCAAGAAGAGCAGGCGGAACGAAGTAAAGTTCGTTTGCCTCATCCAATAGAAAAATAAAATCGGAATTTAAGACTAAAGAGTGCTAAGTGCTCACCGTAGAGTGCTGAAATAATGGATTTTAAAAATTACGAAGAATTTGGTCAAAAATGGGTTAAAGGAGCTCAGATAGAGGAGATAGAGCTAAACGGCAAGAAATACGTATTTAACGCTAAACAACAAGAGTTCCTAAATTCCACTAAGAAGTATTGTCTATGCTCTGGTGGTTTCGGTTCGGGGAAGACACTTGCCCTGTTAATTAAGATGATATTACAGAGTATGTGTTTTCCTAATAACCGATTATTATTAGGTAGAAAGCACATTTCAGACTTAGAGAGGGCTACGATTCCAGAGTTATTTGAGTTAATGCCTTCTAAATGGTATAAGCACAGAGTTAAGGATAATATAATTCAGTTCGCTAATGGGTCGCAGATAGTTATGTTTGGGCTAGATGCTTTGCAGTCTGGGTCTCAACAAGATATTAAGAAGGCTCAACAGAAACTTAAATCTTTAAATCTTGGAGGATACTATATTGACCAGTTAGAAGAGATAGAGGAGGAGGTATTTAAGTCGCTAAACTCTCGTCTAAGACGGACAACTACGCCGATTAGACAGGGGAATATGACCTGTAATCCTGCTAATTTCTGGGCTTATTATTTCTTTAAGGTAAATAAAGAGGAAAGAGACGATATTCACTTAATAGAGAGTTCTATGATGGATAATAAAGCTAATTTACCTGCTGACTATATTGAAGACCAGCTTAAAAACGACGACTCATATATTAAACGTTTTGTATATGGTGAGTGGTCAATGGACTTATTACTTAAAGGGACTGTATTCTCACAGGAGTTTATCAACCGAATGAAACTCTTAGAAAGAAATCCTTTAAGAGTAGAAGAGGAGTGTGAGATATTTGAAAGGAAGATACCTGGAATGAAATACAAGTTAGGAGTTGACCCGTCTGAAGGAGTAGTAGACCCCTGCTCAATGTCAGTTATTTCCGAAGAAGGAAAAAAGGTAGCCAAATATTCAGGGTATATACCAATACCAGCCCAAATAGAAAAGGTTAAGTTTCTCCAAAATATGTATGATGCTTATGTTATTCCAGAGGTTAATGCCGCAGGAGCAGCTCTTTTAGAGGGAATTAAGGATTTACCAATATTTAAAAGAAAAGTATTTGAATACAGAGAGAAAAAGACAATGGAAAAATTAGGTTGGAAAACTTCCTATCAATCCAAAGCAGCCCTTATCTCTAATTTTCAAGATTTGGTTAGAAAAAGATTTCCCCAGATATTTGACCACAACACTATTGAAGAATTTAAAACCTTTATTTGGACCGACTCGGCTAAACAAAAAGGTGCTGGAGCAGCCTCAGGAGCTCACGATGACGATGTTATGTCAACCTTATTAGGGTTCTGGGATTTGAAACCAATAGACAGACAAGTTAGACAACTACAACAACAAATAAATATTAAACATAATAAGAAACCACCGTTTCAATATAGATAATGCCTTATAGACGAATAAATAAAACAATACAAACTAAAGCCACTGGTTCTTGGAAAAAGAAACAAACCTGTGGAAGTGTCGCTAAAGCAAAAAGAGCTCTTAAACTATTAAGAGGACTTCACGAAGGAACAATTAAATCAAGGTAGAAATATGAATCTAGCACTAATCAAAAAAGAGATAGAGGATTTCAAAACAAAGGCGGTTACCATAACTAAAGGGTTTACCTTTAATCAACCCCAAACTATAAACGAGATTATATACGGATATAATTCTAAGTTTATGGAGGGCGATTTTGACAACCAAGGAGACAGGAAATATTATTTCAATATAAATAGGTCTGCTTGTGATACCACCACCAAAGGAATTGATTTTGATACTAAAAACATAAACATATCAACTGCCGCTGGTGGAAACCCAAAACAAACTTGGTTTTTTGAAAGAGATTTAAAGTTCTGGATGAAAGACCAAAACTTTGGTAAAACACTTAATGGAATATTTTATAGACTTCCTATTTTTGGTTCAGTTGTAATTAAGATTGTAGGTGGAGAAGTTTTCTTTGTAGACTTAAGAAACTTTATGTGCGATGCTGGAGTTGATAATTTAAAAGAATCAAACTTTATTATTGAGGTTCATTATAAGACACCATTAGACTTTAAGAGAATAGCAAAAGAAAGAGGATGGGACTATCAACCAGTATTAGATAGATTTGTCCCAAGCAACCAAGATTATATTAAAATATACGAAAGATATGGAGAAGTTGATGGAGTTTATAAAAGAACTCTAATAGCTGAACCAGCCGAAAACTCTCAGTTTATTTTATCAGAAGATAGCGTTAAAGAAAATCCATACTTTGAGTTCCATTTGAACAAACTTCCTGGAAGATGGATGGGAATTGGAGTTGTGGAATTATTGACAGACCCCCAGATTAGAATAAATGAACTTACCAACCAGCAAGTTAAATCTTCTTATTATAACTCTTTAAGGTTGTGGCAAACACAAGACCAAGGAGTAAATAGAAATCTTTTAACTGATGCTGTTAATGGATTAGTTTTAAATACTCAAAGCCCTATTACTCCAATAGATATGTCTGATAGAAACTCTGGGGCTATTGAAAATGAAATAAATAGATGGTCTGCCAATTCAGATAAGATAACTTTTGCTCACGAACCAATAAGGGGACAAACAACTAAGGGAGTTACTCTTGGTGCAACAGAATTAGCTGTTGGATTAGGTGGAGCTTTCTTTGGACAAATACAGGAAAATGTAGCATTAGATGTTAAACAATTACTTTACGATGTTATTATACCGCAGTTTGCTAAAGAGAATAGTGTTAAACACTCACTAAGATTAGTTGGAGAGGACTTAGAAATATATAACAAAATGCTGATAGACATTAGAGTTAATAATAAACTATTAAGCTCTCTTAAAAAAGGACTTCCAACAAAAGAAAAGTTTGAAATAATGAAAGCTCTTGTTTCTGAAAGAGTGAAAAGGGGAAAAGAAAAACTTATTGATTTACCAAATGACTTTTACAAAAACCTAAAATACAAGATAAATATAGATATTACTGGAGAACAAGTAGACGTAAGAACAAGGTCAGCTAATAAATTTGCTGCCTTACAAGCAATAACAGCAGACCCAACATTACTAAGCGACCCAAGAAAGAGAAAGTTCTTTAGAAGCTGGTTAGAAGATGGCGGATTAAGATTAGAAGACTTTGATGTTGAAGAAGAACCACAATTAAATCAAATAGTTCAAAAAGGCTCTGGTGGTGGTGTTTCACGACCAACAATGCCAGTTAGTCCTATAGCTGGACAAACCCAACAACAACTATGAAAAGAGAAACAAGGTTAAAAAACATACAAAGATTAGCAAAAACTGATTTAGGAGACGCTTTAGTGGATTTCTTACAAGAGAAAGTAGCAGCACTAAGAAATGGTAAAGACTTTGACCCAAATAACTTTGAAGTTGATGGGAAGGCATCTATAAAAGCGGCAGAAAAGATAGAAGAAATGATAAACTTATTAAAACAATTAAGAGAACAACCTGAAGGAGTCAAAAAGACTTCTTACAGATAAAGGTCGTAATTTTAAAAACATTTAAAAAAATGGAAAACCAAACCTTAGAAGAGAACCCAGAGGAAACTTCGCAAGAAGAAACTCCCGAGGAAACCTCCGAAGAGACGGTGGAGAAAGAAACTCCAAAAACTTTTGAGACCGTTGACTATGAGGCAAAGTTTAAGGCTTCCCAAACAGAAGCACTTAGACTTAAAACCGAAAACGACAGACTCAAAGCAAAGCCAACCACCAATAGTGGAGTTGGTCTTGACGAGATTTTAGAGGCTCAACAAGCTACTAAAGGATTAGATTCCTCAGAAATAGCAGAATTGAGGTTAAGGGCGAAAGCCAATGACATTTCTCTATCAGAAGCTCGTAAAGATTCAAACTTCCAACTTTGGAGTGAGGCTTATAAAGAGAAAGTCGAGAAAGATAAAAACACACTAAAACCTTCGTCAAAACAGGGAACTGGTGAAGTTGAAAAACCTTTAAAAGATATGACTCTTGACGAAAAGAACGATTATTTTGCGAAGAGGGGATTTGTAACAGAATTTCCTAAACCAAGAAACTGATAAGACGAAGATAGAAAGTTATGGCACAAGCTGGAGGTTCAAGAACGGTAAGTAATGACGTATCAGCAATTACTCCTGAAATTTGGTCAGAAACAATCCAAATTCCTCTGTATAAAACTCTCGTTGCAATGGATGTTGCAAACTTGAGACTTACAGATTCAGTCAAATACGGTGACACTGTTCACGTTCAGTATTTTGACGCTTTATCAGCCCAAACTTATGTTCCTGGAACTGCATTTACAGCTCAGGCACAAGATTGGCACACTGATAGTCTAATCGTATCTGCATACAAAACTGTAGCAGTATACGTTGACGACGTAGAAGAAATCCAAGCTAATGTTAGCTCAAGGACTTCTCTACAAACTGAGATTGCCTACCAATTAAGGGATGCGATTGATACTCATGTTCTTACTAGAACAAAAGACGGAACTGACTGCGAGGCTGACGACTTAGTACCTGGTGGAGTAGACGGACACGCAATTAGTGCAACTACTGCCAACATTATTTCTATATTCTCAAAAGCTAGACAGAAATTAAGAACTGCCAATGTTACCGAAGCTGGTGACTGGATTGCAATTCTTAGTCCTGCTCAAGCTCAACTAATTGAGAGTAAAGCAACTTCGGTTGGATATAATGTAGCAGATGCAACTTTAAGAAATGGATATGCGGGCGACTTTATGGGATTTAAGATTTATGTAAGTAATAATGTTCCTACTGGAACATCTCCTTCTGGAGACTTCTCAATCTTATCTGCTCAAATTGACGCTAGTTACGAATGTGCATACATTGGAAAATCCAAATGTATTGACGTCGTATTACAGAAAGCACCTACTATTCAAATTACTAAAGTTCCTGATATGCACGGTTGGTACGTATCCGCTTATACTGTTTACGG